AGCTGCGTTTAAGAAAGCTACAATTCTGTTTCTCAAACCTCCAATTGCTTCGAGTTCTTGGCCTTCAAAACCACCTCTACGCGATACAATATCAATGACTTGTACCATAGTAGCGATATCTTGTAGACCAAGTTGGACAGGCTCACCCACTGGGGCTTCCTGTGTTGCGTTTACATCTTCTGACATAATATTCTCCATTAGCTAATTAATATATTATTTATACACCAAACGTTGAACTTTTTTCCAAAGCAATAAAGTAACTTACCGGTTTAGTTTTGTTCACCCACTTTGAAATGAGTTTTGATGAAATTTGTACTTCATAGTCGCCATCAATGATTTTCAGATTTGAAATGTTCATGATGAAACTAAAAGTTTGCCCAGTCGTATTTTCTCCGAGAGCTAGGTCAAATGTATTTGCACTAGCATCTTTAGGATCGAACACTTTAATAGAAATCCCTTCGTCGTTTCCAACGAAAGCAAGATCCAAGTGACCAAGCACTGACGCTGCCTTTTTAGCCTTCAGAAGTTTTTCTTCGGTTAGTTCAACAGTAACCTCGGCGTTTGGCATTGTGATGTCCCTTTCAGGAGCGGTTAAGATACTAGGTTCAGCAAGGTAATAATTTACCCCTGTTCCAGTACCACTTACTTTCACAGATTTCTCTGTAAAATTTAGAGTTGGATTATCAATCAGACTGAGTACACTTAAGAACTCATTAAGGTCATAAATACCTAGGTCTGATGGAAAGTCCTCGACAACCGAAGCTGTTGCAAGAATATTCTTGGCCTCGGAAATAGTTTTAATTTCTTGACCTGGTTTCAAAACAATGTTCGGATTAATCGAGGCAAAGTTTTGTAATAGGGCAAGTGTTTCTTCACTTAGTTGCATAATGCGTTTCTCCATTTTTTTAATATGTATATTATATCATAAAAAGCAGTGTTTGTAAACCACTTTTTGTAATCATTCACCATTAGTTCTATCATGCTCATAGAGCGCAAGTAGTCCATAATGTAAAACCTTCATCAGGTCTTTGCGCCACTCTGCTGGAGTATCGCCCTTCTTCCCATAACGAGCATTATACTTATCAACGTTGCCGAGAAAGAATCCCAGCCCGTGACCTCTATCAATAATGACCTCACTTGATTGGAGTCCACCTTGACCATAATGTGCATTATAGGTTGAATCTATGTACGAGTGGAGCTCTTTAATCAGAGCTCCCTCATTAAATTTGTAATCAGGATTAGAAGTTTGCTTCATTGTTTTCCTCAGTTGTTGTTTCATTAGTAATTACACCATCATCTACCTTAGTGTAAAGATCAAGGAAAGCCGCCTTAGTATCATCATCAAATCTTGCGATACATAGGTCAATAGACTTCATCTTGTCTCCAAAGATAGAATAAGTCTGGACAATGTGACACAACCTTCTGGTTGAAATAACTTCATCTACGCCATCATCATAAAAAGTTTTTCTGATAATATCGGCCCAGGTAACAAGTTTATCTGCAAATTCCTCGTCTGTTTTACCAAACTTGTCCATATGTTTCCCCACGATTTTCTTTTCAATAGAGACCGATGGGAATTTCTGGTCAATTGCCACTGTGAATCTTTCAAGGAAAGCGTCATCAATAATTGTGGCCGCGGTAAATCTGCCATCTTCTGAGCCCTTACCTTTGGTGTTGGCTGTGGCTATAACATTAAATCCAGTCGCTGGAGAAATTGTTTCACCTGTCTTTTTAACCACAACAGGTTTACCTTCAAGTATACCTTGCAAACACATAATTTTATTTGTAGCTCTATCAATTTCATCGAGCAATAAGATTGCGCCGTTCTCCATTGCCTTAAGCACTGGGCCTTTAGAGAATACAGTTTCTCCATTAATAAGTCTGAATCCACCAAGTAAATCGTCCTCGTCTGTTTCTGGGTTAATCTGAACTCTAATAAACTCTCTATTGAGCTTAGCTGCCGCTTGTTCTACCATGAAGGTTTTACCGTTTCCTGATAGACCTGAAATGTATGTAGGATAAAACATTTCTGATTTAATAATTTTTACCAAATCAGAATATGAACCCCATGGTACAAAGGTTGAATCAACTTTTGCCATAGACCTTTCTTGGTTTACAATAGACTGCATTGATAGAGCCGTATTAGCCTGTGTGGTTGATGATTCAGTGATGGAATCCCTAAGTGGGATAATCATTGCACTGAGATCGTATGTACCGATCTTGACCCTATTCTCTGCGTCGCAAAGAGGATACCAATCGGATCCTTTATAGCCAAGAGATTCGGCCGCGGAAACAATCAGGTTCTTCCTGAACTCTGTTTGATCCGGATATTGTTCTGCCAATTTCTTGACGATGTTTTGTGTTGAAATTTTCACGTTATTCATAATATAATTCACTCCTTCATTAATTTATATGTATATTATATCACACTGAGCATATTTGTAAACACGCTTATGTAAAATAATTGCACTTTTTGTACGCTTTTCTTATATTTTGTTGTTATAAACCACATATCCTTTATAACCATATTAATTAAGCTACCGCCTTACCGAATTTAGTCATTAAGACTTTGTTTAATTTCTTGCCTTTGGCGTGTTTTCTAAAGGCAGTACCTATCTGATTATTTGATGCATCCTCAGCAATCTCAAAGTCTTCTGATTGAGCAGATAGACCCTTTCCAGCTTTAACCATGTAATAATCATTATATCCGTAGATGTTTTCTATATGGACACACTTATTATTTCTGTATTCTTTTGCCCATTCCTTCGAAGCTTCATCCCAGTATTTGTTGGTAGAGTATGCAATGTCTCTCAGTCTCCACTTCCAGTCTGAACCTTCAGCCATAAAGAATCCGATATTATTTGTATCGTGCAATTTAGAAATATGAGATAAGATTGCATCAGTAACTGTTTTAGAGTTTGAGCTCTCTGTTGTTACCCACTTACCACCAACATTAATTTTTAGGCCGCTGTTATAAGGTGTGTGAATGTCAGCTCTTGGGTCCTGATGGACTGAGATTCTGTTCGCGTCACCATCTGTAAAAGTAACAAAATTCATTTTCTGAACTTGATGTTTTCTTTTAAATTTCTTAATTAGATCTTCTGCAATAATAAGAGCTTGATTAAGAGGAGTGGAACCCCAATCTTCTTCTTTAGCCTTGATTGAATCTTCGTACCAACCCTCTGATGGGGCAACTCTCTGATATAACCACTTCAAGGCTTCCATAAATTCAGCCTTCTTTAATTCAGAAGAGATTACAAGAGGCATTGATAATTCGTCCATATCAATGTGGCCCGGCATATTTCTCATTAGTTCCCAATGTAATTTAGGATTAGTTGAAGTAAATCCGTAAACCTCAAATGGAATGTTTACTGCCTTACAAAACATAACTGTGTGAATAACTTGATCCATAACATATTTCATGGAACCAGACATTGAACCAGAGTAATCAATGAGCATCATCATACCGTGAGACTTAGCATCTGCAAGTCTTGTCGCCTTAAGAAAAATATCATCATTGGTTTTATATGACCATAGTGCATTTACATTAATTTCACCCGTCTTGGCTGTAGTAGCTCTTTGATATTGGTAAGCAGCTTTTCTTTGTTCAAATTCCTTAACAGCAAAGTTAACTGATTTCTTGACTCCGCTGATATACGCATTAAAACCGTAATCAGGCAAACTCCATGTTGCATATTTCTGTTCACTATACAAACATTCATCGAGTCTTTTTTGTCTTGACTCTTTAAGTTCTTTATATGTTGATACAACTTTAGATGCAATTGATTTGTCGATTGGCTTGATTACTGCTTTCTGTTTGCCTTGTACATCTCCGTCCAACAAAGAAGATTCTTTAGCCCTAAATGCCTCGTCTGTAATAGAAACATCGGCTTCTTGATGTTCAGGTTCTGCAGAATAAACTGGTTCTTCAGATTCTTCTGAATCACCTTCTATTTCTTCCACATCAGAAGATTGTGAATTTTCTTCCTCATTGGATTCTTTTTCTTCCTCTTCCTCTTGGTAATCATCATGCCCTTGGTCGGCATCTTCTTGATTGTTTTTGATTTCTGGCTCTTCAGTATCGTCAGTTTTTGGCTCAGGCTTTTTAATTAGTTCTTCTTGATTCTCTTGGGTCCAAGAAAGAATGTCTTTAACCAACTGAACAACCTCTTCAAAGGTCTCAGTTTTGTTAGCTCTATCCATGTAAACCCATTCCTCATCTGTAAAAGGAACGTCTATTAACTGACCTATTTTAGCTTTTAGATTAATTTTATCAATAAGCTTTACTTGGTCCCAATCAACTTTATTGATAGGTCCGAAGAACTCATTGTCATATAACTTTTTATAACCTCTTTGGAATGATGCAACTAAACCGGGGTAACTTGATTTTACCATTCTCTCGATTCTTGCATCTTCAACAACATTAATATATGACCTAGGGCAACCTTTCAGTTTTTCAGGGCTGTCGTGCCAACCTTCATACGGTGTGTTTAGTGCATGACCGACTTCATGGCCTATTAATAAATCATAGACATCTTTGCCCATGTCTTTCCAAAGAGGAAGACCTAGGACCCTGTCTTTGACATCAAACCATGCCGTCTTGTAGTTACCATGTTGAACCGTAATATTCTCTTTAGCGAGTAATTTCGGCAACATTGAATTTGAATAATTAATCATATACACTCCTTATTTATGGTACCATTATATCACACTGAGCATATTTGTAAACACGCTAAGTGAAAATAATTGCACTTTTTGCGTATTTTCTTATATTATTTTGGAATATGTAACATATTTGTCACACATTTTGGTTATAAGGGCTATTCAGCCCAGAATACATCTCGGAGCGTACCATCTGATTGCTTTAAAACAACTGAAGCAGTCCTATCAATATTTTTCATCTTCTTATAGTAACCAATGTCACTTTCTGTAATAATAGCATTATCATAATCTGGCTTAAGTGTCCATACTACAAAATCGTCTGTCTTTTCTTTACTCATTTTACTCTCTTTCTATATTGGTGCCTGGGGAGGGACTCGAACCCTCAAGCCGATATGGCGCAAGATTTTAAGTCTTGTGTGTATACCTATTCCACCACCCAGGCAATTTGTTAAATGTCTAGTTCTAATTGATGTGGTTCAAATTGCTCTTCTTTTTGATCAACTCGTTTTAACAAGAGTTGGCCAGATTCGGTCTCTGTTAAAACAAATACATCCCATAAGTTAAGGGATTTTAAATGATCCAGTGGTAATTCCTTATCTAGTAGAATAGATCCATCTGGTAGTAATTCAAATACATAATCGCAGTATAACATTTTCTTTCCTATATTGGCGCGCCCTGGAGGATTCGAACCTCCGACCTACGGTTTAGAAGACCGTTGCTCTATCCTGCTGAGCTAAGGGCGCATAAACTTTAATCTTCTTTTGGGTCTAGTTTGCCCGATTCAACCATATATTCAAATATGCTCCATAACTTGTTAAATCGTAAGTCTGTGATATAACGTAAACCAAGTAATTGATTTTGTAAATTATCACAGTCTTTAGCATTTAATTCTAAATTATCTGTATTATGATAAATTAGATCAATATCTTCGCATGTGGTCCAAGCTTCCATAATGGCAGCTTCTAGGTCGAATCGGTTTTTGGCCACGAATGTGACTCCTTCTTTTATTTAATATATGTATTATATCACACTAAGCTCTAAATGTAAACAAATATTTTATGCGATTTTAGAAAAGTTTTTGGATTTAAAGAACTCAATCTTGCTTCTAAATTTGTTTTCAAGTATATCACCTTTATGGGAGATAATAAAGACATTGGTACCATCTTCTAATGTCTGTAAGATCTTAGTTAGATTCTCAACACCATCTACATCTAAACTACTATCAAAGGTTTCATCGAGAATTAGTAGATTGGTCGCTGCACTATTTTTGAGCTTGGCAATTTGTCTCCAAGTAAATAGTAGGGATAGATCAATCCTCTGTTTCTCACCTTCACTAAATGATGCATAATTAAATGTATCCCTATGGCGAGACCTAATAGTTTCATTAAAGTTCTCGTCCAAATGGAATGCAACAAAGAAATCCAGAATCTGTAGATACTGATTAATCAGTCTATTCATAACCGGCAAGTATTGCTTAATAACCTTGGTTTTAATGCCTGTATCTTTCAA